GGCGCGGGCGCGCAACCTGTCGGAACTGGCGCGGCAAACCGGCATTGCGCGGGAAACGCTGTACAAGGTCACGCGCGGCGAGGGCAACCCGACGCTGGCAACCGTTGGCAAGCTGGCGCGGGCGCTGGGGTTTCGTTTGTCGCTGGCTCCGCTGTCGGCGTGAGACGACAACGCAGGCGCTGCCGGTGTCCGTTGACTTGCAGCACAAGCGGGTCATCATGGGCGCTCCATCCCAAGATGCGCCTGCGCCATGTCTGATACCGCCATTGCAACCCAGCTCCCGGAACCGCCGTCCACCGAAGAACTCGACGCCTTCGATCAAGGCGTCGAAACCGCGCGGGCAATGGAGCCTGACCCGCTGCCGGGGCTGCCCGATGCCAGTCAACCCGCCGATGCGCCTCCGCCGCAGGCAGGCGAGGGGGAAACCGCAGACGGCGCGCCTGCGAGCGTAGAGAAAGAAAACGAGCCTGAAGAAGAGGCCGAAGACGAAGACACGACCGGGGACGGCCACGACGACGCCAAACCCGATGCGCCCGCCGATCAGCAGGAGCAGGAGCGGCAGCCACGCCAGCAAAAGCGCTTCCGGGAACTCAAAGAAGAACTCGACTCGCTCAAGCCCATCGCCGAGCGCGCGCGCGAGTGGGAGCAGACCATCCAGTCCACAGGTGCCAGTCCCGAACAGTTCGGAAACGTGCTCAATTATCTGACCGCGATCAATTCCGGCGACCCGGCGCAGATGGGCAAAGCCTATGAGGCCATGCAGGCGGAACTGGCGTGGCTCGGAAAGCAGATCGGAAAACCCGCGCCAGGCTATGACCCGCTGGCCGAACACGCGGACTTGCAGGCGCAAATCGAGCAAGGCACGCTGTCACGTGAGGCGGCGCAGGAGCTGATTGCAGCGCGCCGCCAGCAGGCCATCTACTCGCAACGCCAGCAGCAGACCATCCAGCAACAGCAGCAGCAGGCCGCGCAGCAGCAGGCGCTGGACGCGGTGGCCGCGCTCGGCGACAGGCTGCGGGCGCAGGATGGGGCGCTGTTCAAAGCCCGATTTAAAGCCATCGAGCCAATGGTAGCCGTGATTCAGGACAGCCTGCCGCCTGCGCAGTGGGCTGCCGCCATCGAAAAAGCCTATCAGGCCGCGCCGGTCATCCCGGCAACGCCGCGTGCGCCTGCGCCCAATCCTGCGCGTACGTCATCCGCCCCGCCGCTGGCCGCTGTCCCGAACCCCGATGATGCGTTTGAGTTCGGCATCGAACAGGCGCGACAGCAGGGGCTGTGACCCGTTTGCTGCCTTGATGCCGCAGCTCTACACCCGTCCCGCCTCCACAGCCTCGCGCAGCACCGCGTCAATCCGCGTCTGCCAGCCCTTGCCGGTGGCGCGGAATGCGTCCATCACCTCGGGCGAGAGCCGTATCGTCGTTGCCCGCTTGGGGTTTGCCACGCGCGGGCGTCCCATGCGCTTTTGTCTGGCACGGTCTTGTTCATCGGTGACAAGCGTCACCGTCACGGGTTTGCTTTTGTCGGTTAATGCCGCATACAGCGCAGGCGGCAGTACCTCGCGGGCGGGGCGGGCGCGGGCGAAGTCTTCCGCCGTCCATTCCGGGTTGTCCGGGTCAGCGTCAATACCCGCCTGGATGATGGCGTCTTCCTCCGGCGTTGGTATACGCAAGCGTTTACCGTTTTTCAAAGTCACGTACATAGTCGTTGAATTCCCGTTTGTTGGCCTTGCGCAGGCTGATGATGCGGTTTTTCCCGGCGCGCACGCAAAAGACCATGAAATGCAGGCGCTCGCCGATATAGCCCGTTGCCTGAAACCGCTGCTCGCCATAATCAAAGCGTGCATCTTCCTCAATGTGCGCCGTATCCCACTCGAAGCAGGTTGCATCAAACAAAGAAACCCCGTGCTTTTTGCGGTTGATGGCGTCTTTGTCGGGGTCGTATTCGATCTGCACAGACTTATTGTACAAACAAATAGCCTGCCTGTCAAAGCAAACCACGTGAGCGCGAACACCCCGTTGACTCGCCCGCCAGTTTGTGTATTGTTGGCGGCGTCTGAACCGTTGCGCCATCGTGGCGCGCCGTCAAGCCGGGTTCGCCGCCGGTATGCGTAGTAGACGTGCCGCAGCCTCACGCACTGCGGGGCCATGCGGGAGCAACGGAAAATCAGACCGTGGTGTCGTCAAGCCAACGCCTGTTCGCGACAGGCCGAAGGTAGCGGGGTAAGGAGCGTCACGCACTCCCGGCACTGTGCACAATCCGGCTTTCGTCCACCCCGCTGCTTGCGGGGTCCGGGGTTGTCTGGCCGCTCAATTCTCCCCCCTATTTTTGAGGTGCAATCATGCCTTTAACCGCCGCACAGTTGGCGATTGGTGCCAATTACCAGCTCCAATCCTACGCCAAGCACGAACCCGTCGATCAGTTCACCGCCCAGCGCCCGCTGGCCAAGTGGTTCATCGAACACAAGCAGGAATCGATTTTTGGTAACGGCAAATTCAATGAGTCTGTCCGCTTTACCAACGCCAGCAACTACCAGAACTACACCGGCGACGATCAAGTCAGCTACAACAAAAAGGATACCGTGCGCTGGGCTGTGTACCAGCACTATGAGGCGCATGACGGGTTTTCCATCAACGAGACCGAACTCGCCAACAACGGGATTGTGCTCACCGATGACAAAAATGCCACGATGGCCGGGGCGGAAAAAATCCAGCTCGTGCATAAGCTGAAGGAAAATTTCACCACCCTGCGGGATGGGTTTCAGGAAAACTTCGACAAGGAATTGCACCTGGACGGCAGCGCCAATCCCAATGCGGTACCGGGGCTGGATGCGCTTGTCAGTCTCACTCCAAACACCGGCACGATTGGCGGCATCAATGCGGCGACATCCGCGTGGTGGCGCAATTTCGCGCGCCTGAACATCGCCACGGGCAGCGCGGGCACTCTCATCAACGCGATGGAAAAACTGTTCAGGGACTGCACCACCTGGGGCAGGCTTGGCAACCCCGATTTTATTGTGGTCGGCAGTGAGATGTATGACGCGATTCAGGCTGATTCGCTCAAGGTGCTTGGGCGGCATATCAACCTTGGGCAAAGCTCCACCGGCGGCGTGACCGTAGACCCCTCGACCAAGGCGCTGGCGTTCCGGGGCGTGCCGATTGTCTGGGATCCGACGTTTGATGCGCTGGATGCGCAATCGGGTTCGAGTACCAACAAATGGGCCAAGCGCGGCTACATGCTCAACTCCAAGGCCATCAAGCTGCGCCCGGTGAATGGCCGCTGGCTGGTGCAGCGCAACCCGCCGCGCGTGTATGACCGGTACGTGTACTACTTCGGCATCACGGCAGACTACGGCCTCACCTGCTGCAAGCGCAATTCGCTGGCGGTGTTTTCGATTCTCTGACCAAAAACAAACGCCCCGGCAGCTCGCCCGCCGGGGCGTCCCTCCCTATCCAACAAAGGAACCTTCCATGCCCATCATCCCCCATGTCCGCCTGCTCATCACGCGCGATGAAACCACCACCTTGTATGTGGATGTGCCCGCCTATGAGCTGTCCATGCTCGAAGCGCCTTACCCCGATGGGGCGGTGCAGGAGGTCGAAGCCTACGACGTAGAAGTCGAAGAGTTTGACGCCAGCGCAGAATTCGAGCGCCTTGTCGCCAGGTTTGCGGGTCACGCAGCAACCGATGCCGCGCGGGTACGCCGGTTCGAGCGCGCGCGTGATCTCAAGGCGTGGGTAGATGAGCGCCAGCCCAAGCCCGAAAGCCAGCCCAAGCCCGACAAGGCCAAGAAGGTATAAACATGCCGGACTTCAATGGCTCCCTGTCCGACACCGCGCCACGCGCCACACTGGCGCAGTTGCGCACGCGGCTGGCGGTGCGGCTGGGGTATGCGGCCAATGTCAGTACCGGGATGTTCCCGCCGGGGTTTGCCGAACAGATGGACGATCATGTCCGCAGCGCACATACGGCACTGTACCGGCGGTATCCGGCGCTGCATACCGAGCGCTGGTGGCGCTGGACGATGCCCAAGGGACAGCGGTTTTACGCGCTGGACGCCGCCGCCGATGCGGGCGGGCAGGTACCGGACCCGCTACGTGTGACCTGGGCAGGCATCAGCCGTGACGGCGAATCATGGCGGCTGTTGCTGGGTGCCGTTGACCCGCTGTGGTTTGGCACAACCCAGACCGGCATCCCCACGCACTACACCATCCGCCAGCAGCTTGAGGTCTGGCCTGCGCCGGATACGGACGGCTGGACGTTGCGGCTCAAGGCGCATGCCGCGCTGGCTGCGCTGGTCAATGATAACGATCAGACCACGCTGGACCCCGAAGCGGTATTTTTGCTCGCCCTCGCCAACGCCAAGGCGCACCAAGGCGACAACGATGCCGAGCACTACGCCGGGCAGGCCAACGCCTACGTGCACAGCCTGATTGCAGGCGCGCATCACACCCGGCGCTATGTGCCCGGCGAGCCGTCCCCGCCGCCGCCCGTCTCCCGGCCCGTGCAGGTGTAAGGCTAGGGGTCCAACACCGGCGCGTGTACCGGCGCTGGCATCTGGATGATGATGGGAGCCGGTGTGGCTGCGGGAGGCGCTTTTGGCGTGGCGTTGTTCAATACGAAGGTCATCAGCGTCACGCATAACGCCACTGCGACAAACAGCGTGCCGACAATCCACTTGATGAGATCACTCACGGCTTTGTGAAGTTCCCAGCGCAATTCGCCCGTGGCTTTGTGAAGTTCCGAGCGTAATTCGCCAATATCCGCCTTGGTGGCGACAGTGGCTTCCAGACGCGCAATGACCTGTTCCATACGGCACAGTGTAGCACCGCACACCCCGTTGACTCGCCCGCCGGTGTGTGTATGTTGTTCCGCGTTTGAACCCAAAGCGCCAGTGGGGCGCGTTGCACGCATGCGCCAGCAGACCTTATCGACGATCAAGGCCGGGATGACCCGGCTGCGCAGCAAGGGCGGGGCCTCGCCCGATGCGCTGTATGACCTTCTCAACGGCCATGTGACGGTCGCGCAGACGGTCAAGAGCCGTCCGGGGACGCGGATGGCGCACACCATCCCCGCTGGCTGCAAGGGGCTGGTGTGGTTCAAGGACACGTTTGTGGTGTTCTCGCACGTGCCGCTGGCAAGCACGGATGCGCGCGTCAAGGTCGAGGTGCTGCCGCATCCGGAAGACGACGAAGACCACAAGACGCCGCTGAAAGCCATCCACTATGCGCTGCCGTTTTTGGGACATCTGTATGTGGTGGCCGAATTTGTGGACGGCGTTACCCGCCATTACTGGCTGCAAACGGGGCCAGGCTGGCAACCCAATTCGATGTATCAGGCGGGCGATTTGGCACGCCCGGCCACGGGCGACAACGGGCTGGTCTATGTGGTGGTGAACACGCATGCCGGTTTGCCGGTGTGGCAGCCGGATGTGGCCTACACGGTGGGCGATGTGGTGTTGCCTGCGGTCTATACCGGCTATCGCTATGTGGTCGCGGAGGTGAGCGGGGAGCGCGCGCGTTCGGGCGAGGTGGAACCCGTCTGGCCTGCCGTCCCCGATGCCACGGTGGATGAGGATGCAGACGATTCCCCGCGCGCAGGCACCCCCACATCGGGAGGCGGACAACCGCCGCCCGGCCAGCCGCCGCGCAACCCGGATCCGCGCTATGGCCGTGGGGAACCCCGCTCACGCGACTACAACACGGTCTTGGAGTAAGTCATGGCCTTTTCCGTCTGGCAGCCCAACCGCAGCTATCGCCCTGGCGATATCGTGGTGCCGCGCACCCAGCCGCCAAACTACAGTGTCGCGCTCGCAAACGGCAATTTTGATGAGGGCGCTACCGGCTGGGATTTTGAAGGCCAGGTCCAGTATTCCCCCAAAGTCGCCAACACCGTCCAGAACTGCGCCATGCTTGATTACGGCCAGGCGGGCGGCCACGCATGGAACCAGTCGCGCTTGCGCGTGCCGCCGGGCCAGCCGCTCACCGTGCGCGGCAGCATCATGATCAAGAAAAAAGGCCGCGGCGGTGGCGGCAATGTCAAAATCCGCTGGTACACCGCGCAGGATGCGCTCATCAGCGAGTACCACAGCGGGTTTGTCGCAGGCGGCAAGCAGGGCTGGAAAGAGGCCCGAGTCACCGCCACCTGTCCGCCCCATGCCGCGTACGCGCGCGCCGGGTTTGAACTGGCGGTGCAAAACAGCAACAACCGGATTTTGGCCGCCATGCTGGCCGTCCTCACCACCGCCTATCCGCCGCCGCCGCCGGGGTTGGCCTTCCGCGCGGTGCAGGAAAAAGCCGCCGTTAGCGCCCCCCACGAACCCGACTGGCCGCGCACGACCGGCGTTCAGGTCACAGACGGCGGCGTGATCTGGGAGGCGCTGATTGCGTCCAGATTGACCTGGAAGGCCGAGCCGCTGTACCTGTCGGGCAGCAGCGAACCCGACTGGCCGCAGCATGTCGGCGGGCGGGTCACGGACGGTACCATCACCTAGCAGGCGGCGGCGCGTGACATTGATGACCCCAATTGCCCGCATGGGCCGGTGGTGGTCATTGCCGCCTCCAAGGTGTTCTGTGCCGATGGCGATATTGTGCGTTACAGCGCTACCGTCAACCCGCTGGACTGGTCATCGGCCAACGACGCCGGGTATCTGCCCACGGGCTTGCAAAACTATGGCGCCAATCCCGCCGCCGCCCTGGGGCTGTACCGTTCCAGCGTGATTGCGTTCAACTCTGAAGGTTTTCAGTTGTGGCAGGTGGACGAAGACCCCGCGCACATGGAGTTGCTGGATGCGCTGCCTTTGGGCAGTACCCACCACCACGCCATCGCGCCCGCCGCCAATGACCTGTTTTTTCTGACCAGCCAAGGCGTGCGCTCGCTGGCGCAATCCGCCGCCAGTACCAGTTATCAGGCCGGGGATGTGGGGATGCCGATTGACCCGCTCATCCATGAGGCGCTCGCCACGTCCAATGCGCCCATCGGGCTGTATTACCCCGCCACGGGACAGTACTGGTTGCTGTTCAACCGGAACGGGGAGTGCGAGGCGTTTGTGTATGGCACCGGCAGGCCGGGGCAGGTCGGCGCATGGTCACGTTATGTCTTCCCGTTCCCGGTGGATGACTGGACGATTGCCGGCGACGTGCTGTATCTCGTGAGCGGGCAGCACATTCACCGGGTTGATGAATCCGTGACCGGGGACGAGATCATGCAGGGCAATCAGCGCGTGGTCATCCCCTTTACTGGCGTCGTGCAATGGCCGTGGCTTGAGTTCGGGCAGCCGGGCGTGACCAAGCGCCTGTACGGGTTCGACGTGACCGGCGAAGGCGGTTTGATGCAGGTGAGTTTTGGCTTTGACCAGTCGCAGCCTGCCGCCTTTACCCCGCCGTGGCCGGTGCCCGCCGACACCGTGCCCGGCCAGATCATCCCCATGCCGCTGGCCGCGCCGTCCCTGTCGGTCAAACTCACCTGGGATGGCAGTACGCCGTGGCAACTGCACGCGCTCACGCTGTATCTCAATGACCGGCCTGCCGGCAAGTAGTCCGTTGCATTGCAGCCCAGGTGCGTAACGATGGGGACATCCCTCCCGCAGGACAACCGCGCATGCCACTCCATTCTGCCGATTCCACCATAGCCAATGCCGGGCACGCTGCCGCGTGGGGTGGCGGCGGTGTGGCCGTGCTGGGCGGGTTGACAACCAACGACTGGGCCGCGTTCTGCGGCGGCGCGGCGGCGCTGTGCGGGGTGCTGGTGCAGGTCTATTTCAAGCGCCGGGACGAGCGGCGGAAAAAACTCGACGAACAGCGCAAACAGGAACTGCATGCACTGGAAGTCAAGCGGCTCAAACGGCTGTTGCAGGAGGACGGCGCATGAACACGCGGCAACGGGTGCTGCTGTGGGGCGGCAGCGCGGCGCTGCTGGCGCTCACAGCTCCCTTTGTCATGATCTGGGAAGGCAAGCGCCACGCGCCGTACCGGGATGCGGTCGGCGTGCTGACGGTCTGCTACGGCCATACCGGCGCGGACATCGTGCCGGGCAAGCGCTACACGCTGGATGAGTGCAACGCGCTGTTGGCGGCTGATCTTGAAATTGCCCGGCGGCACGTCACCCGCTGTCTGCCGATGCCCAAGCCCGAGCCTACGGAAGCCGCCTTGATTTCGGCCACGTTCAACATCGGCCCGAAGGTAGTGTGCGGTTCGACCTTGCAGCGCAAGGCGCTGGCAGGCGACTGGACGGGCGCGTGCGCGGAACTCGCCCGCTGGAAATACGCCGGTGGCCGCGAACTGCGCGGGCTGGTACTGCGCCGCGCCGATGAGCGCGCGCTGTGCGAGGCGGGGCTGCGGTGACGCCTGCGGTGAAGGCGCGCAGGCGACAGGTCACTTCACATAATGGAAACGACATTGAACGACATACAATGTATCGCCCATTACCTTATATACGATTCTGTGCTCTTTATCTATCCTTCTGGACCAGTAACCACTTTTATCATGTCTCAATCTTTCCGGTTTGCCGATACCATCAAACGGGCTTCTTTGAATGTCTTTGATTAACGTGTTGATCCGCCTTGCCTTTGTTTTGTCCTCATCTTGCCATAACAAGTAATCCTCCCAGGCAAAAGAAGTCCATTGTATATTCATGCCTCGATCAGCTCATGCTTTTGCGTCAGCCCCGCTTCAACTTCTTCTATCCCTTTATTTATTCTTTCCGCATTGACAGGGTTGGACAGCAGGTAATTCGTCTCGACAAAAGACAGGTAATCTTCATATCCAATCAAAACCGCTTTTCTGTCATTCTGGCGTGTAATGACCACCGGTATGTGGTCATTGTCAAGCTTGTCCAGATAATGGGATAAATTAACTTTCAGGTTGGCAAAAGAAACGATATCCATCGTGGTTTTTCTCGCAGTGAAGATTAAAAAACGTACCTGTATGGTAACACTGTTGCTCCAAATTTGCCCGTCAATGTCTCGTGTGTGTTCAGGCAAGGGGAAGGGCAAGCGCGCAAGGCGGCGCGTGCCTCCGTTGACTCGCGCCAGACTGGATTGTGGAAGCCCTCAAAAGATATTTTCCCTCAGGAACCGGGCATAGTGCGCCTCTTTTATCGCCCCTGAAGCCAGCGCCAACACCGCACATGTCGCGTCTTCTTCTCTTGCGTTGAATGTGTATCCATTTAATTCCAGAAACAGCACACCTGCCACAAAGCCCGTGCGCTTGTTTCCGTCCACGAAGGGGTGATTTTGTATGATGCCCGCAGTGTAGATTGCGCCCAGGCTCAAAAGGTCTGTGTCCTCTTGATAGGAAAAGAGCTGTTTTGGCCTGGCAAGCGCAGAGTTCAGGAGTCCCCTGTCGCGTATGCCAGAGGTTCCGCCATGCTCGGCAAGGAGTTGCTCGTGTATGAGCAAGGTTTCCTCAACCTCAAGCCAGACGGGTTGCTTCATTTCGCGAGCGCCCTCAGGGTGTTTTTGTATCGGGCGCTGATGTTTTCCGCTTTGGCCAATTTCTCCCCGAACGCAGGATCAAAGCAACTCATTTGATAGTTCCCCTGGGGGCTTTCAGTCAGATACAGCGCGTCTCCTTCCTGTGCAGACAGGCGGGCAAGTACATTTTTTGGCAATACGACTCCCAGGGAATTGCCGAATTTGCGGACTTTGAGTTCAATCATTGAAGATTCCTTTTTCGCCCACGATGAAGTTATTACCAATGTAATAACCCCCATCTCAAATGTCAAGCCGTTTCTTTACGGCGGCGCGCGCCACTCCGTTTGCGTTTGCCCGCTCAAAAACGGTGCGCAATGCCTGCTTGCTTCATGATGTCGTTGGCCATGTGCCGCGCAGGCATATTCGTTGAAACCGTTTGATTGTGCCTGCCGTTGGTCCATATTTCATGAGACCCTTTGCCTGCCCGCAAGAACGTGTAGCCGTTGGCGCGTAGCTGCTCGATCACCAGCCGGTAGTAGCCCTTCATGCCTGCGCCAGGACGCCGCAGTCCTCAAATTGCGGGCGCATCCGTAGTTTGGGTGCCTGGTGCAATTGCAACTCCAGCAACACCTCCGCTGCCAGCGCGGCCTCGCGCTGAACCTCTTGCAGGTCTTCCCCGCTCACCACCAGCCCGTTGATATCCGGGCTGTTGGCCCAGAACGTTTTGCTTTCGCCATCAAAGTGCACCGTCACGTCAAAGCACAACGGCACCCCCAGGCGCGCCGCCAGCGTCCATAACGGCCATCCCACTTTGTACATGCCCTTTCCCCCGGTCGCTTTCAGACGCGAAGGGTAGCAGCTCGCCCGCGCCCATGCAATTTGCCCGGGATTTATCCCCCTCCGTTGACTCGCCGCGTGGATGTGTGATTCTGATGCCCGACAAACGAAAGCCCCGGCAGTTTGTGGCTGCCGAGGCTCTCTGTATCCACCCCTTACCGACATAAGGAGCAAGACCTTCAATGAAGTTTACCAAAATGAACCGGGACGAAGGGATTGAATTATGCGGCGAGTTTTCGCCGTTTATCCGCGCCTGTATCGGCGTGGGAATTGTGCTGTTTGCCAGTGGCGTGTTCCTGCTTTTTGCGGCCCCGTTTCTGCGTGCAATCCGCTGGTGGTGAGGTTGACATGAATCGATTTATCGTTATTGGCGTGGCCCTGCTTGCCGTTGGTGCATTTCTGGCCGGGTACAACGCGCGCAGTGACCGCGCCGGGCGTGACCTCGCCCGCGCGCACGCGCGCCACGCCGCCGAACTGAATCAAGCGCTGGAATCCGTCCGCGCCATCGAACAGCGCCGCATTGCCGATCTGGAGACCCTTCGCCATGACACACAAACCCGACTGGACGCTGTGGCTGCTGATGCCCGCCGCGCTGCTGATGAGCGCGTGCGCGACAGCGCCGCGCAGTACGCCGCCCGCCAGCGTGCCGCCGCCGCTGATTCCGCCGTTGCCAGACAGTGCGAAGCAACCGCCGTTGCCGCCGACGTGCTCGCCGAGCTGCTTGGAGAGCTTGATGTACTGGCGGAAGTCTACGCGGCAGACGCTGACCGACGGCGCATCGCCGGACGCGCCTGCGAAGCCGGCTGGGAGCGATTGAGGCAGGACAGCCCATGAGCAAGTTCCGCGACCAGCAGGGGCGCATCCACCGGCTGGGTGCGGACGGCGGGCGCGGCGGGCGCTTCCGTGGTACGCCCCCCGCGCGCCAGCCCCCGCCCGAACCGCAAATGACGCTGGATGACCTCGACCGCCTGCGCGAGGACATCGAGACCATCATCGGGGAGGTGCAACAGTCGCTGGCGCTCAATGAGTTGCAGGAACTGATTGACCTGATCGGCCTCAACGCGGAAACGATCATCGAAAACATCCTGCGCGAGTACCGGCTTCAGGATATCAGCCGTGACCACGGCAACAAGATCAGCCAGGCGCACACCCAAATTACCCTGTTGATCGAAACCCATAAGGTCGTCGCCGAACAAGTCACCGAACTGTTCGCGCGTCTGGATACGACCGATGCCAGCATGCAGGCGCAGTTTCTGCAAGTGAATCAGGCCATCGCCGATGAGGTCAGCGCGCGTGTTTCGGCGCTGACGGAACTGCATGCGCAGGTTGTCGCCGATAACGCCGCACTGGCCGCCGCGCTCAACCAGCGCATCAGTGAGGCCGAAGCGACCATTGAATCCGCGCGCGCCTCGACCGAAGAGCGCCTGCAAGCGCAGATTGCCGCAGGTGCCGCCGCGCTCAATGTGCGCATTGATGCGGTCGAAGTCAACGCGGAACATGCACTGGCCTCCACAAAACAGGCATTGATTGCCCAGTTTACCGCTGCCGATGATGCGCTCAATACCGCCTTGAGCAACGCCATTACCGAGGTTGAGGCCAGCGCCGAAGCGGCGCGGGTGGAGCAAAAGAATCTGATTCTGGCGCAGGTCAATGACAGCATCGGCGTGGTGCAACTTGAGGTCAATACCAAAGTCACCGCCGAAGAAGCCTCCGCGCTTGCCAGTACCCAGCTTGAAGCCTTCAAAGGCAGTGACTTTGCCGCGCTGCAACAGCAATTCAGCGTCAAGGCGGGCGAGCTGGATGACCTGTATGGCGCATGGTCGGCCTCGTGGACCATCAAGATCAACGCCGGTACCATCGGCGGGAACCCGGTCGTGGCCGGAATCGGGTTGTCGGCCACGGAAAGTCAAGGCAGCGACATCATTTTCATGGCAGACCGCGTGGCGATTGTCCAGCCCGATTACAACGGCAGCACGTCACAACTGAAATATCCGTTTGTGGTCGGTACCGTCAACGGCACATCCACCGTGGGCATTACCGGGCAGTTATTGGTGGATGGCTCGATTACCGCCAACAAGATCACCACCAATACCCTGGCCGCGATTACCGCCAACGCGGGCACGATCAACGGCGGGACGTTCAAGACCCACACCCTCAATGCGCAGGGGCAGGTCGCAAACCCGAATGAGTTCCGCGCGGAAATGTCCAATAGCGGCGACTGGCCGATCTGGGTGGGCAGCAATACAAAAAACGCCGACAACGCGGTGTTCTGGATTGACCGCCAGGGCAATGCGATGTTCAAGGGGAAGATCAATGCCAACGGCATTCTTGGCAGCATCCAGCAGCATGTCTTTATCAACTGGACGGGGATGGCGCAAACGTTCAAATCCTATAGCATGGGCGGCGGCATCGGTTATGTCCCGACGTTGGTTGAATTTACCCTGCCTGCGGCGGCGGGGGGGGCAGGCGCACGTCCCGTATATCAGTGTGGTTGTTGAAATGAAGGACCAGACTGCCAGTGTGTCTGTCTCTATCGAGATGTGGGACGGCACTGCGTGGTTTCCCGTAGCAGTGCGCGAAGGGCCGTATGCGTATGTGGCGATCTCGAACACCGAAGAAGCCATCCCGATCTGCCCGGTCATGGAGCAATATATTCCCGTCAGTGCTTTCCATACCCAGGTCACGGGTGCACGGACATTCCGCATCCGCGCCACGAGCGCCTATGCCATCCCGCCTGTCACCACCACCCCGTTCCCCCCCAATCCTCACGCGAGCGCTTATGTCACGCGCGTCAAGGGCTTTGCGGTTGGTCTCCGATAATACGAGGATTTCTCATGAATACACCAGGTTATGTATCCAATACCGAACTTGCGACCAGACTGTCCAGCGTGGTGGAGCGCTGGAATACCCGCGAAAACCAGATGATCGCGTTCATCTCGCAACCGGATGGCACGGTGTTGGTGACCGATGGTGCGGGGGTCACGCATGAATTGCCCTCGTTCCCGCAGTTGCAACTGAATGTGACGGCAATGATGGACGGGATGCAGGCGGCGCTGGATAAAAAGCTGAATACAACCGGCGGAACCCTCACCGGCAGGCTCAAGATTGAACAATCAGAGGCGTCGCTGCGCCTGATCTCCACCCACCCCGACGGGCGCGAGATCAACGTCCTGAGCAACGGCACCCCCAACACCGGGTTTTACGATACGACCAACGCCAAGTGGCTGCTGCGCATCGGCGGCAATGATCTGGTGTACATGAAAGGACTCGCCGAGTACGCCGTGGTCATGGCCCCGCCGACGGGCAATGTGCACGTGGCGTTGCGTGATGATGAGAATGCAACGCGGGCACTGCTGTACTGGAGCAGGCAGAACGACAGTGTCCACCTGCGCCGCTACAGCGCCGGACAATTCGCGGCCGAGTTGCGTATCAACGCAAACAACACAATGACCTACACCGGCGGCGCGATTACCGCCCCCGGCTTCAACGGTAACGCCACCAGCGCGACCAGGCTCAGCGGCGCGCCCACCATCAACGGCACCGCATTCAACGGCGCGGCCAACATCGTGACCGCCCGCTGGGGTGCCGAGCGCACGCTCAAGATCGGCAATACCGGCAAACCCGTCAACGGCACCGGCAACGTCACCTGGACGCTGGCCGAGATCGGCGCGCTGCCGCTGACCGGCGGCATCCTGACCAACACGCTCGCGATTGCACAATCAGAGGCGTCGCTGCGCCTGCGCTCCACCCACCCCGACGGGCGCGAGATCAACGTCCTGAGCAACGGGACCCCCAACACCGGGTTTTACGATACGACCAATGGCAAGTGGCTGCTGCGCATTGATGCCAACAACAATGTCCATGTCAGCGGCAATGTGATTGCGAATAACCTCTCCGCCTCGACCTCCTGGAGCTGGGACGAGATTACCGGCAAGCCTGCCAGCTTTCCGGCAGCAGCGCACAGCCACGGCTGGAACGAGATTACCGGCAAGCCTGCCAGTTTTCCGGCTGCTGCGCACAGCCACGGCTGGAACGAGATTACCGGCAAGCCTGCC